TGTTAGTAGTTCCATACTCTACCTCCTTTGCAACTATACACCATATAGTGTCAGGTCTAAGACCATTAGCTTCTATGTCTAGTATAATTTGTTTCATTAAAATTCTCCCACTGCATCTGTTTCCTTCATTCTACCAGTTTCTTTATCATAATGCAAGGCACATGCAGGACCAGTGAGTCCACTGAATCTATTCTTTAAGACTCTAAGTATAGTTGTGTTACGGACAACAGGGTCATCAGCTTGTTGATTTCTCTCTAAACCAATCACCATGTCAGAGAGCTGTGCAATACTTGCTGACCCACGAAGCTCTGAGAGGCTTATTTTGCCACCTTCTTCATGACCCTTGCCCATTGGTCTACGTAAATGAGAAACAAGGAATAAGCCTATGCCTGTTTCCTGTACGAGCTGTCGTAGCTTAGTCATAATGCTATCAATAGCTTTACGCTCATCCATAACCTCTTGGTCACTGACTACGATAGACAAGTGGTCCAACACAATCCACTTACAGTCCAAACCTTTGGCTAGGTAGCGTACCTTGGAGAGTAAGTTATCCTCATTGGTACTACCGAAGTGGTCATACATAAACACACGCTTCTTGCCTAGTGTCTTATCCCAATAACCTTTAAGTTCACTATCTTCTATGTCTTGCATGTTAAGATGTAGTGGCTTGTTAGCTTCAACGGACATAATTCCAAGCGTAGTAATTTTTGAAGTTTCCTCTAGTGCTAGTATACCTATGTTATCTTCTGTTGCATTGAGCAAGTAATGTTCCAGTTCTCTAACCATCTGAGATTTACCCATACCTGCACCACTGGTAATGGTCACTAACTCGCTAGTTCTAAATCCATAAGTTAAGTCATTAAGTCCAAGCCAAGGGTAAGGAACAGACTCAACACGAATCTCCTCTGTCAATATATCCCAAGTGTCCTCACCTGCTATGATGCCATCTGGTCTATAAGACTTAGCATCCCACCACTGTCTAGTGAAGTCACTAATCTTACCTGCCAATAACATCTCATTAGCATCCTTGAGAGGTAGCTTACACACCTTAACTTTGTTAGGTGAAAACAAATCTACCACACTCTTGACTGCTTCCTTGCCTGCCTTGTCATTGTCAAAACACAGGACCACTGAGTCAAAGGACTCTAGGTACTCAAGGCTACGCTTAATATCGTTCTTCGCACCTTTAGAGCCAGTGCGTAGACTGACTGATGCGTACTTGTTACCAAACATTTGGTGAACACTCATTGCATCAAGCTCGCCCTCGCAGACTGTGATGTACTTACCACCACCCTTGAATAAGTTCTCTCCAAACAATCCTACATCCTTACTGTTACCATCATATAGAAAGTCTTTAGACTCAACAGTGCGTACCTTATTACCTAGATGCTCACCATTGTCAGCATCATGGTAAGGATAGCAATGCTTCTTGATTAAACCATCCTCTCCATACTGTAAGGTAACACCATACTTTCGTACTACATCCTCGTTGATGCCTCTGTCTACAATGGCACCACTGTTACCTGTAAATAATTGCATACTCTTATCCTCTATAATTGGTTCAGCTTTACTCTGACCATTAGGTCCTTCCCAATGTCCACATCCAAAACAATATCCTTGACCAGTAGAGTACCTTGCTAGGTTATCTTTACTGCCACATGATGGACATGGTTCGTGTTGAACAAAGGTGCCTTGTTGCTGTTCCATAATTCATCCCAGTTAAATTATTATTTGTGTATATAATTGTGTATATATATACTCGTTGCTCTGCAAATGCTTTAGGAATAGGCTTTAAATTGCCAGTTCAAATCCCTAAAGTGGCTACCCCATTACAGAGTAGCCATGACATAAACACTATGTCTATTAGAATGGAACATCCTCTTTAGTTACAGCGTCAAACTCATCAAGAGCATTACCACCCCCTGAATATTCGACTAGCTCTAACACCTGTACTGCTGACAATGATTTACCAAGACCATACTTATCTGTTGCTTGATGCTCATAGGTATCATATGCCACCTTTACCTGTGAGCCATTGCCAATCTTAATTGCACTATCCCAACCATGCTTGTTCTCATCTACTACTGTAGGTGCAGGCATGTGGTTGCCCTTAGCTGTGATAGGCTTACGCTTAAACACAAACACATTAGCATCTTTTTGTTTAGGTTTTAACCCCGATGCTATCAGTCTATCCCTTTCCTCGTCAGTTACCTTCAAGTCTATCGAGTAAACTCCAGGAGTTGGTGTATATTTATCTACCTTAGGCTCAAAGAGAGCGGGGTATAGTGCTTCACCGATTGCTACTGCCATATTATATCCTCATTGGTGTCAGTTTAAAAAATATCAATAGCCACGACACCATAATGGCTATTAATATATATATATTTTATTTATCCTTTACTTAACCTTTATTAACCTTTACTACTTTATATATATCTATAATAATATTATAACACATAATTAATAATTTGTAAACAAAGTATTAAGATATTTTCTATCATCATCACTATCCAAGTCAAAACTGGCATAACTTTTACGAATACAGTTATTACACATATCTAAATACTCACCTGTTTCATTGTCTTTATACACTGACTCATTATCGTTTAGTTGTTTGTTACACGCTTTGCATCTCATTGTTGTTTCTCCACATCAAAATGTATTAACCCATTGCTATCCATGTCTAACTTTTTATTAGCCACTAGAACAGCTTCCTGTTGGCTCTCAGCCACTATGTTAAATGAAGCTATGGTCCCTGTCCATTTAACATCTACTTTATAATTGTATAATTGTGGCTCATCTACCTCACCACCTTCCCAGTCATACTCATCTTTGTTAGCATAAGTTCTTTCTACTCCGTTTATGTCAGCCATTTAGTGCCTCCTTTATTTTATTAAAAGCATCTTCATAATCATCTGTTTCATTATACTTCCATTCACGTAGATTATCTATTATTTCATTAACTTTATCAAACTTATCTTCTAACTCATTCATTGTATCTAAAAAATTTGAAACGATTTCATTAAGATTATTATTACTGTCAGTAAGACTGTCATTCTCTCGCTTTAACTTCCTATTGATTTCCAATGCTTGTTTATAAGCGTTCATATTATTATTAGGGTTAGCCATTAATCTACCTCCGAATAAAAGTCACGAGGGTCCAATCCTCGCTCTCTATACTCATCACGCAAGTCATCATTCCTCATTATCTCTTGTTCACGTTTTAATTCTTCTTCATCTGAGTCATGTCTATCTTCTAGTTCTTGCATGTCTTTAGACTGTGCTTGTTGCCAATCAAAACCTTCTTTCATAAAACTAAAGCTATTGTTAATCATTATTTATTCTCCTCTGTTATAAGTTCATCCATGTGCCAGTATCTTTTAACACGCACATCATTATACCCTGCTTTTTCCATTGAATCTTTTAATTTTTCTGCTTCTTCTAAATTGTTTACTTTGACTGGTATATCACCATTAAATAATACTTCATATTTATAGTTAGCCATTATGTTTACTCCTCTATTAAAATTTATATACTTTCTTTAATGACTTGGGAATGTTTCTTTCTAAGCCATAGTATGCCCTTGCCATTTCTCTTACCTTCTTAATTGCGTACTTCATGCCCTTAGAGGTATCATACTTTGTTAAGTGCTTCCAGTACCTTTCCTCGTTATTAAGGACCTTCCTTACTCTGATAGGGTAGTCATAATAAACAAGGTGGGTCCACTTCCTGCCCTGTTTGAATATTAAAGCTACTCTATGCCCTTGGTCTGTGTGGTGGTCTACTACTTTATACATTATTTATTCTCCAAAATTTTTGTAAAAAAAATTACTTGAGCTAAGGGTTACTTCCGAAGGTCCCCCTAATGGTGTCTGTCCCTCTTTATACTCAGCACACAAGTTTAATGATTTTTTTCCATTTGTCAAGCTTTTTATTAACTTTATTTTCAATTTAGCTCTCGCAGTCATGAAGGTACCTTCCTTTAATCTTTATTCTTTACCCTTGCCTTGGTATTACTCAATCAATAAAATACGCTTAAATCTAAAATATGGAGCTTGTATTACAGATTTTAAGCATTAAAAACCCCTGTAAATAGGTCTATATAATTAATGATTCTTATTCTTACTAGTAATACCATAAGAACCTCAAAACCCCCAATTAAGGGGGTTGTTATTGTCTTGGTGTCTATTATTAAGGGGTTTTAATTCTCCACTGTTGACCATCCCAATAATGATTGCAAGCTTCTCTAAATCTTTCAGAGTCAAACCTTTCGTTATCCTCTCTGAATACTTCGATTAAGTCCTCTGTAATTTTTAATATTGTTTTGTTATCAAATTTAGCTCCTAATGGATAAATGCTATTTTTAATAGTTTCAGCAAATTTTATATAATCTTTTCTTGTCATGTTATTTCTCCTCTTGGTTTAAGTCATCAATTAATATTTTTCTCTGTGCTTCTGTGTAGTGAAATGTTTCATCTATAAAAGCCATTAAGAAATCAATATCTTTTCTTAGTCTATATAAAAGCTCGTCATTATATACTTGCAAGCTCAGTTCGTTGTCGCTGTAGTTTCTTAGGTTTGTCATGTTATTACCTTATATAGTTATATGAAACCCCTATATTAATGATAATTTATTCATTGTCAAGCTTTATTTTGATTATTTTATTAAATAATTGCATATATTATCAATATGCTCTAATCGTCCCAAATTTGTCCATATGGCGTACTTTGTTCTCTACCCTAGCCATTGTATTACTCACCCAATAATAATTGATTTTTGTTTCTGAGCCATTATTTTTCTCTACCCTGCTATACCTAGTGCTTAGAGCTAATCGTTTAAATTTAAGCTATCCTTGAGCCTTACAAGTGATTTGTTGTATTTAATCAACAGTTATTGCTATTAGTTGCATTTGTGTTACATTGTGTTGTGTTTATGTTACATCTCATAGTTGTAGTATTTAAACAACAAGATTGTAGTATTTATGTAACATCTGTTGTTATTAATATAACCACTATCACAGACACTTTTATTCAGACTTACCACTCATGACCACACTTGACCACACTGGACCACAATCCCCCGTTGCCATGATGAGCCATGACTGGTCAGAAGTTGCCATTCTGAGCCACGCACAGCCACGGGGGGACCCTTTTTTATAATTTCGAAAGTTAAACTTTAGCTCAATAGCACATGAGATAGAATTTGGACCCTACATTAGCAATTTACTAACCCAAAGGTACAATTAGTAGCTTTTTTGAGAAAAGTGTTGCAATTATGAACAAAGCGTGGTATAATAGGGGTATAGAACCTCCCTTTTTAACACAGGACAAAGGTATGCCAAAGGAAACAAAAAAGAAGAAAGTAGGTAATCCCAATTTATACAAGGGCATGCCTTCATTGAATCCAGCTGGCAGACCCGTAGGTTCAGTAAACAAATATACAGCTTTAAGCAGAGAAGTATTATCAGCGAGAGGTCCAGAGATTGTGGACAAGGTTATTGAGTTAGCCTTAAAAGGTGATAGACATTGTTTAAAGATGTGCATGGATAGAATTGTTCCAGCACATAAAGCTGTTGAAATAAAACACGAACATCAGGATTTAGGAATAAATATTATTGTTGAATCCGTAAAGGCAATAGAAAAGCAGGAAGCACAGGAACAAGCTACCTTTGAAGGTGAAGTAATAGATGCCATAGACGAATAATGGCAGATATTAAAGTTTCACTTCATGATGCTCAGATGGAGATATTTAAATCTCCTGCTCGTTTTAAAGTTGTTGCAGCAGGTAGAAGATTTGGTAAGTCAAGGTTAGCTGCTTGGGTTTTATTAATCAAAGCACTACAAAGCAAAAGCAAAGACGTATTTTACGTTGGTCCCACATTCCAACAATCAAAAGATATTATGTGGGGTATGCTAAAGGAGTTAGGGCAGGATGTTATAAAAGCTGCTCACGAAAACACAGCAGTGTTAACTTTAGTCAACGACAGAAAGATATACCTTAAAGGCTCAGATAGACCAGATACTTTGAGGGGCGTGGGATTAGAGTACGTGGTGCTCGATGAATATGCCAGTATGAAGCCTGAAGTGTGGGAAATGATTTTAAGACCTACTCTTGCAGATGTAAAAGGTGGTGCTATGTTTATTGGTACCCCTGCAGGAAAGAATCATTTTTATAAACTATACATAGAAGCACAACAAGATAATGACTGGCAAGCATTTCAATTTAATTCCACAGATAATCCATTACTGGACCCCAAAGAAATTGCTGCTGCAAAGAGTACAATGTCTACTCAAGCGTTCAGGCAAGAATTTGAAGCCACCTTTGAATCCTTTACAGGAGGAATATTTAAGGAAGAGTGGATTAAGTATGTCGATAATGAAACAGACTTTGCGGAAGGTACAATAGGTCATTATGTAGTAGCAGTAGACCCAGCAGGGTTTGAAGCAGCAAGTAAAGACAGAGGTTTAAAGTCAAGTAAGTTAGACGAAACAGCAATATCAGTAGTTAAGATTGTTAATGATGAATGGTTAGTAAAGGATATATATCATGGTAGATGGGGTATTAAAGAAACTGCTTTTAAAATACTACAGGCTGCAATTGAAAGTCAAGCAACTACTGTCGGAATTGAAGCCGGAGCGTTAAAGAACGCAATCATGCCTTATCTCGAAGATGAGATGAGGACACACGGTAGA